CTCGACGCCGTGGTAGGTCGAGGTGCCGTCACCGACGAAGCCCGCGTTGTCCACCGCCTCGGCGAACGCCTGGGCGATTTCGACCGCCATCAGGTCGGCGAGATCGATGACCGAGTCTTCGAGCAGCGAGTTCGGGACGCGATTCGCCACGCCCCAGATTTTCGCGACGAGCTCGACGTTGTCGAACGTCACGTCGCTCGCGAGCACCTCGGCGTTCTCGCCGACCGGCCGGGCAGCGAGCCCACCGGTGCGACGGGCGATGTTCAGCGTGTCGCTGTTCATCGGCACCCGGCGAGCGAACTGCGGATAGACGCCGAACTCCTCGACGAGCCGGATGATCTCGTTGCTCAGTTCCGGCGAGGTCAGCACACCGCCGAGCGAGTTGACGCCGCCAGCCTGGGCGCGGCTCTCGACGCCGTGATCGACGCACCACCGACGGGCCTCGGGGTCGCCGAACACGTAGCCACGCAGGTGCATGCCAGCGCGGTACGCGGACTCAGCCGAACGGAACGCCTTGAGCGGGCCGTGCGACACGGGGATCGCGGGGACGGTTCGCTTCTCCACGGGAGTCTCCTCGGCAGCAGCCTTCTCGATCGCCTTGGCGGGAGCACCACGCTCCAGCACGGCACGCAGTTCGAGGTTCTTGGCCTCGATGGCACGCAGCAGCTCGATCTGGCTGCGGAGCTTGTCGGCACGCTCGGACAGCGAGCGAAGCGACGACTCCTCCTCCGCGTTCATCGCGGGGGCGTCGCCCTCGGCGGGAGCCTCGCTCATCGCCTCCATCTCGGCGACCACCTTGGCGAGCTCGTCGAGAAGCTGCTTGATCTTGTCCACGGTGCGATCTCCTTGGTCGGGATGCGGCGGCGCTCACGCCACCTATCCACGAACCTACGGAGCCAGACCGGCACCCATCCAGTCACGACGGGGCGTTAGTAAACAACTTTCGCCGACGGACCTCGACCGCCAGGAGCGTCTGCTTGTCGGTCGCACCGCACCTCGGACAGCGCAGATATCGCGTCTGGTAGTCGCCAGACCGCTGGCTCGACGCGATCACGTACACACCGGCCCGGCACTTCGGGCACGAGTCGCCACTAGCGGCCATGCTTGGTCAGGTACTCGCGGAGTTCTCGGGCGCGGGTCGCCGCAGCCATGCGGCGATGAGCCTCGGCGTCACGCTGCCGAACGAACGCATCGTAGGACCGCTGGGCAACTTTCACGTCGGTGTCGGGGTACGCGGGAAAGGTCGTTGGGGAAACATCCAGCAACGAGTCGATGCGCTGAATCGTCCTGACGCTGCGACCTTCCTCGACAGCCCACGAGTCGCCGCCGCTCGGCACGGTGAACGAGAACGACGAGCCACGCACGATCCCCGCACGGATGTTCGCAGCGATGTCCCGCCCGTACGTCGTGTCAGGCACCGGGAACTCGTACCGCAGCCCGACCTCGTCCACCTTGAGCGACAACGTGCCGGGATACCTCGCGAGCGGGTAGTTCGCGTCGTGATTCCAGAGGGCGCGAGTCTCCAGCGGCCGTCGCCGCCCGCGACGCTCGGCGACGATACCGAACGCACCAGGATCGATCCGCTCGATGAACGAGCCTTCGAGCTCCAGCGAAAGCACGCCGAACTTCGCGGCGTAGCCGACGATGTACTCACGCTCGCTGCCGTCGTCCTCGCTGCGGCTCTCGACCGCGAGCAGCGGGACAGCCGACTCGACCTCGTCAATCGCCAGACTGCGGCGCTCGATGTTCATCGTCGTGCTCCTTTCACTTTCGTCTGCCGCGTTCATCTGTCGCACGAGCTTGTTCGCCCACGCCTGCCCGGCGTCCCCGCCCCACAATGCGTGCGCTATTCGCCCGTTCGACGGGAAGCCGTCCTCGTCGGGGCTCCAGCCTTCCGCCTGCCTGTTGCCTTGATGCCTGTCGAAGAACGCTTTCATCCGCCGAGCCGTCTCGGGGCTGATATTCACTCCGTTGCTCAGGTCTCTCGCTCGGGCAACGCCGACTGCCGTGCCGCCTCGGCCGTATTCGCTTCGCCACGCGAGACCCTTCGCAGCCTCTTCACGCACGCCCGACGGCGGCGAGAAGTCGATGTGGTCGTACCTAGCCGCCACGCTTCCGCCTCCGTGGCTTCGCCCGTGGCTCCTCCGCAGGCGGCGGCTCGGGCAGCGGGTCGATCTTCGTGAGCGTGCTCACCTTGTGCCCGACCTGTGTGTCGGTCGCCCGCCACCCGCCGCTCACCTCTTCGTAGACCGTGATCAGCGCCGCCGGGTCGTCCTCGGTCGCGTCGATCGCGAAGTCGGTGTCGGGCACATCGAGCCGACCGTAGTCCATCACGTGGTCGATGCGGCCACGAGCTCGCCCGCCAGACGAGCCCCACGAGACGAAGTCGCCTTCGGCGACGGTGCCGGGCTCGGCACGCTCTTCGAGCGACCTCGCGGGGGCGTCTTCGACCACCGGCACTTGCTGCGGCTGCGCATCCGCTGCTACTGCCGGTTGACGCTCGACCACCCCTGCGAGGATCGCGTCGATCTGTGCGGGCGGGATGCTCGGGAATGACGCAGCGATCATCGCTGCCGCACCCTCGCGGGTGACCAGACCATCGGAGATGGCTTGCACGATCGCGATGAGCCCGGTGATCTGGGCACCGTTGAGGCTGACCTCGGCGACCTGGGGCGTGGCGTCTGGGGCGGGCTCTGCCGCTGGCGACAGGGCGTCGGCCACCGGCTCCTCGACGACGATCTCTTCGACGACCGGCGTCGGCTCGGGATCGGCCGCAGCCTTGTCGAGCGTCGTCATGTTCAACTGCACAAACCGCACGTCGCCGCCTTCGACGGGGTTGAGGTTCTCAAGCGCCCGGATCTCGTTGACGCTCAGAACGCCGAGGTTCCAGAGCGTGTTGTAGTAGGCACCACGCCCCGCAGCGTCAGCCCGCAGCGAGCCGCGCGTGTCGAACTCCGCGAAGAGCGTGTCGTCGGTGATGAGGTCGCGACCGACCGCAAGCTCGATGCGACGCAGCCACGGCATCAGGCCGTTGGTCACGAAATCGAGCGACTGCTGTTCGATATTGGAGAACGATGACCGCGTCAGGTCGCCCACGAGATGCGGCGGCACGCCGTAGATGCGGCAGATTTCCTCGACGGCGAAGCGGCGGGTCTCAAGGAACTGGCTCTCTTGCATGTTCCCGCCGCCGAGCTCGATCGGCTTGAGCCCGCCTTGAAGCACCGCCGTGCGGTGACTTCGCTCGCTGCCACGGTGCATCCGCTCCCAGCCGTTGCGAAGCGCCTCGGCCGCCTCGGCTGAGATCGTGCTGTCCGTAGACAGAACCACGCCTGGGCGGGCACCATTCCCGAAGAACGACGCGCCGTGGATCTCGCACGCACGGGCCAGACCGATCGCGTCGCGGGCGAGCTCGACCGGCACCATACCGTTGACGCCGTCGTCCGAGAGCCACCGCAGGTGCATGATCGCGTCCTGCGAGTAGATCGTCTCGGTGCCGCGATCCTCGCGGTAGCGGTAACGGAGCCGCCCGTTCTCGATCCGCTCAACTTGCATCCGGCTCGGGTGCAGCACGATCAACTGCGTCGCAGGACCGGCACCGGCGATCTCGATGAACGCCTGCCCATGCGTGAGCAGGTGGAGCATGATCTGCTCTCGCCATTCGTAGGATGTCTGCCACCCGTTCGGACGCTCGTGGAGAATGCGGTACAGCGGAACCTCGCGGGCGATTTCTTTCCCGCCGTTTGGCAACCGACGGTAGAGATGCAACGGGAGCCCTGCCACGCTGGACGAGAGCACGCGGACGCACGCGAGAACGACCGTCGAGCGGAGCGCTGTCTCAGGGTCGATCCGCACGCCCGATGGATTGCGGTTGCCGCCGTATCCGCCCGACTCGTAGTCCCAGTTGCGGGACTCGTACTCGGAAGTCGGAAGCCAGAGGATGCGGTCGGATGGTGCGATCATAGGAAGAGCATCGAGGGTTCTGGTGTGCTGTCAGGCGGCTTTTGCGCTGCGTGACATCCGATTCCCATCACGAGTGCCACGACGCCGTCGATTCGGTCGGAGCTTCCATGCGGCGGCTTGATCGGCTTGATGTTTCCGGCGGCATCCACCTTGACGCTGGCGTTGCTTGCCATCCACGACAGCACCGGATTGCCGCCGTGCCTGAGCTTGCCGGAAACAATGAGCCCTTCGAGTTGCTTCGACGGGCTGGACATCGAACCGAAGCCCTGCCCGAAACCTACCACCTCGATCCCGTCCCCTTGCAGTTGCAGGGAGAGTTGCGTCGCGTTCCAGCGGTCGATCGCGATCTGCCGCACGTTGTATTTTTTGGCGAACTCGTTGATGTCGCGGCGGATCACGTCGTAGTCGGTGACGTTGCCGTCGGTCATGACGAGCCCGGTGTCGGGGTCTTTGGCCCAGGTGATGTACGGCACGCGGTCGCGCTTTTCGCGGTCGAGTGCGTTGACGCCGGGAATCCAAAAACGGCACAGCACGTCAAACGTGCCGTCTGGTTCCGGAAACACCGCGACGAACGCCGACGTGTCGTACGTCGTTGCGAGGTCGAGGCCGCACCAACACTCGCGGCCGTCAAGCGGAGCAGGGGGGGCGGATGCGCACGCGTCCCAGGTCTCCATCTTGATCCACCGTGTGTCCTGCTGCGTCCACTGATTGAGCCGGTATCTGCGGAACGAGTTTTCCTTGGTGCTGGAGAGTTGAGCCTCCCGGCAGTCGGCGGCGAAGTCGTCCGGTTTGATCGTCACCCCCCACGACGGATTCGCCTTCGGCCACGTGTCCTCGCTCGTCCACTCGTCGTTCTCCTCGGCCTCGTATATGCACGGAAAGAACGTCGGATCGTGTGTCCAATCTCGCAGCACCGCCTTGGCGTAGGCGTACTGTTCCCAGCAGATCGAGTTGCGGTCGTAGCCTGCCGTCGTGATCGACACGATGAGTGGCTGCTCGCGTGCCGCACCGCCGTACCGCAGGGCATCCCAGAGCCGCCGGTCACGCTGGGCGTGGAGCTCGTCGAAGAGGAGCCCGTGGATATTGAGACCCTCGGCCCGGAACGCGTCGGCAGACAGAACTCGGTAGAACGACGACGCGTTGCGGTACGCGATCGTGCGACGGGAGTCGATGACCTCCAGCACTCGCGAGAGTTTTGGCGAGGCTCGTACCATGCTCGCCGCCTCGCGGAACACGATCGACGCCTGCTCGCGGTCGGCCCCGCAACCGAAGATTTCCGCCCCGATCTCACCGTCGAATGCGAGAAGGTACAGGCCGATACCAGCAAGCAGCGTGGACTTGCCCTGCTTCTTTGCGGTCGAGATGTACGCCATCCTGTAGCGGCGTGTGTTGTCGTCGAGCCGCTTCCAGCCGAACAACTCGCCGAGCATCGCGGTTTGCCAATCGAGCAACGCGAACGGCTCGCCTGCGTGCTTGCCCTTCGAGTGTCGCAGCCACTTCTCGAAAAAGCCGACGACGTGTTGCGCAGCCTCTGGATCGAAGTAGTAGTCAAGCCCCTGGCGTTTGGCGTCGCTTCGCAGCGTAATCGGCAACTGGGTCTGCTTCTTCTTGGGCATGCGTGCTCACCTGCGAACGGCTGCTCGGCGTCATGCCGAAGTCCTGCTGAAGGCGACGCAGATCGTTGCGGAGCGATCGCTCGTCAACCGCCCACGAGTACGGCTGCGTCCACTTGATCCGCATCCTCCCGTCCGTTCGATTCGGGTCCGGCTCCATCTGCACGTTGTCGCGGCCGAACTGCTTGCACTTCTCTTTCGCCTCGATCCACTTAGACCACGTGTGGCAATAGATCGCCCACGCATCCACGTCGGCCTCCGTGAACACACGCATCCGCCGCAGCGTCGGAACGGTCTCGTGCCACTTTTGCACGGCGACCGGATCGTCCTTGATCGATGCTGGCGGGTCGAGCTTGTCGAGCAGGTCTGGCGTCGGCTCGTTCGTCGGCAGCGCCGTCTTCGACGGGTTGCCGCGAATGTATTTCAGGATCGAGGGTTCGGGGGCGGGGCCTCGCTTGCCCATGTTTGCGCCTTACGCTAGTTTGCGGATCGACTCATCTACGATTCTTGGGACAGCGTTATTCCAGAGCACCATGTGATGAAGTCTGCGGTGAGTTGACCCCATCGTGGTGAGTTTTACGCACGAAGGTGCGTACATCACCGAATAGAACGACTTCACGTAGGTGCCAAGGTCGAGGTAGATGTCGGTCAATCCGCCCGAGTTTTGTTGCGTCTGCTGTTGCCACAGACGCAGCCTAGGGATCGTGACGAAAAGGCTCCCGCGGCGTCCGTTCTCGACGTACAGGTTCACGTCCTCGTTGATGCGGCCCATGAACTTCACTGGGCGTTCGGTCGAGAACAGGAAACTATTCATCACCTTGCGGGAGAAGCGGCCCTTCTTCACCTGCTTGATGAATTTCCCCTCTCCGCCTCCGATGAAGTCGCCCCCCTGCGCAAACGCGACTGACTTCGCACCGGATTCCTCAAGGAACTCGATGCAGGCTTCGAGAATATGGTCGAGCTTGTGCGTCACGGCATTAGCGGTGACGTACTCGCCGCCGTTGTCAGCAGACCACCCGAATGAGCTGTAGTCGTCGTCAAGTTGCCAGAAGTATTTCAGACCCATCTTCTCGGCAATCACGAAATTCCAGTTACGGGCGTAGACAACCGAGTTGCGCTTGCCGAAGTTGTCTCCGCTGTCCGTGTAGTCAATTGCGTCCTGCTTGCAGAACACGATCACATCATCTCCGTAGGCGTCACGATACCTTGAGGCCTGCTTGTCCTCGTCATCGACAAGCAGATAGATGCGGCCCGTATACCCACACCTCCGCAACGCGCGATGCGTGATGACGTTGTCGGCGCGGCCGTGCGTAAGGATAAATACGGCAAAGTCATTCCGCATCAGGAGAATCCTTGTCGTCCGAGTAGATAGACGCCAGAGAGTGCGATAGCCTCGCGTACCCGTTTTGAATCGCCTTATCGAAGTCCACGATGACCAGCACGCTGTCCTCCATCATTCGCTGCGATTCTGCGTCGGAGTTGGCGTAGTAGTCAGCGATTTTTTCGAAGTTGAAAACCACGTGCCGCATGGCTGCTGCGATCAAAAACTCCTTCTCGTCGTCGTCCACGTTGGACTTTTCGATGGCGGCGATCAGTTTCTGCGCGGTCTCGTCGTCGTACAGTTCCGACACGTCGGGCTTCGGGCCTCGCGGGACGTACTCCGGAGCGTCCACCTTGTCGGTGTAGGGGTTCTCCTCTTCCTGCTCTGCTGGGGCCTCCTGCTCGTCAGAGACGATGGACTCGTACAGTCCAGCACGCGCTGCCGTCGCGGCAAGCATCTGCTGCAACGCCTCGCTCCCCGTGTCCACGTTGCGGAGCAGTTCGTCCAACTTCGCCGCATCGGAGTCAGCCATCGCGGCGAGAGGGTCGAGCGTCGCGAGAATCTTGTCGGCCTCGGCCTCGGTCACGTCGAGGATCAGCACCGGCACGTCGCCGTCGCCGAGCGTCTCGGCTCGAAGGTGGCCGTCGATCAGCATGAGCGAGCCGTCGGGCAACTCGCGTGCGAGGCAGGCATCGGCCAGCCCGACCTCGGCCAGTACGCCACGGAGGGCATCCTGCTGGGATTTCGGGTGCGTCCTCCAGTTTTTCGGATTGGGTCGGAGGTCGCTCGCAGGGACCATACGGAGCGATTTGACGCGGTTTCGAATGTTCATGTGGGGGAACTATTGGCTAGTGGAAACGGGCCTCAGAACGCATGTGCGGGGCTCGCGGAAGGGGGGGGCTAAAAACTCCCGGCCACGTGAGCCTAGGATGCAACCGGGGTTTTTATCGGAAGCCCCGGGCAAGGCTTGACCCACCCCCCCTGTCGGGGGTGCTGTGGGTTGTTATATCGGTCTTCGGCAACTCAGTGCCCTCCAGAAAGTCGATGCTGATCGGTTTTTGTCTTGCTGGCGTGGCACGCGATGCAGAGGCACTGACCGCCATCCACGTCATACCGACTGCGTCTATCCTCGCAGTGGTCGCTCCCATGCACGACAGGGCTCACATGGTCCGCGTGGGCCTCACCCTTGTCAGCACACACTCGCCCGCACCGGCGGCACGTCCACGCGTCACGCAGGAGCACAGCCAGCCGCCACGCCCGGTGCCGCTCGTCGCAGTAGCCACGCTGGTACGCGTTGGGTCGTGCCTCGGGCTTTCGTGGCGTGCGTAGCCGAGGAGGGCGGCAGGTCGGTATCCGCTGCGGCATAGCCTCACGCTACCACGCGTCCCCGTAACGCTTGCAGTTCCGCGTCCATCATGCCCGCCACGAGCCCCTCGAACGTCACGCTCGGCACCCAGCCCAACTGCCTGCGTGCCTTGCTCGCGTCGCCCTGGAGCAGGTCCACCTCAGCCGGTCGGTAGTACCTCGGGTCGATCTCGACGTGGTCTCGGTAGTCCAGCCCTACGTGAGCAAACGCCCGCTCGCAGAACTCCCGCACGCTGTGCGTCTCGCCCGTTGCGATGACGTAGTCGTCGGGCTCGTCCTCTTGGAGCATGAGCCACATCGCCTCGACGTAGTCGGCGGCGTGGCCCCAATCACGCCGGGCGTCGAGGTTGCCTAGGTACAGCGTCTCGGGGATGCCGCTGGCGATGCGTGCCGCTGCCCGTGTGATCTTGCGGGTCACGAACGTCTCGCCCCGTCTCGGGCTCTCGTGGTTGAACAGGATGCCGCACGAGGCGTGCATCCCGTAGCTCTCGCGGTAGTTGACCGTGATCCAGTGAGCGTAGACCTTCGCCACGCCGTACGGTGATCGTGGCCGAAACGGCGTCGTCTCCCGCTGGGGTGTCTCGGCGACCTGCCCGTACATCTCGGAGGAGGACGCTTGATAGACACGGCACCCAGGCACGACGCGGGCTGCTTCGAGGACGTTGAGCGCTCCGAGCCCGACCGCTTCCGCCGTGTACGCGGGCTGGTCGAACGACACCCGCACGTGACTCTGTGCCGCGAGGTTGTAGAGCTCGTCGGGCTCGATCTCGGCGACGAGCCGCGCCATCGCACCGCCGTCGGTCACGTCGCCGTAGTGCAGGTTGAGCCGATCGAAGATGTGCTCGATTCGCTGCGTGCCGAACGTGCTCGACCGTCGCACGATGCCGTGGACGATGTAGCCCTTCGCGAGCAGGAGCTCAGCGAGATAGGAGCCATCCTGCCCGGTGATGCCGGTGATTAGAGCGACACGCATTGATCCCTCCACCACGAGACCGTCTCGGCGATGCCGTTCTCCAGGCTGACCCTCGGCGTCCACCCAAGAATCTCGCGGGCTCGAGTCGCATCGACCGCCCGGCGCGGCTGCCCGTCGGGCTTCGAGGAGTCCCAGCGGATCATGCCCATGTAGCCGCACTCACCCGCGATCATCTCGGCCAACTTCCGCATCTGCACTTCGCCGCCGCCGCCCAGGTTGATCGGGTCGGGCGTCGTCACCGTCTCCGCTGCTCGCACGATGCCCTCGGCAGCGTCGTCCACGTGGAGGAACTCTCGCGACGCACATCCCGTCCCCCAGAGCGTCACCGGATCGGTTCGGCAGAATCGGCGGATCATTGCCGGGATGACGTGCGACGATGCCGGGTCGAAGTTATCGTGCGGCCCGTACAGGTTCGTCGGAATCACAACGGCACCGGGGAGCGAATATTGCTTGTTGTACTGCTTGAGTAGTTCGTAGACCGCACGCTTCGCCACGCCGTACCCTGCGTTCGTCGGCTCTGGGTAGCCGTTCCAGAGGTCGCTCTCGACGAACGGCACGGGCGGGTCGAGTGGATAACTGCACACCGTCCCGACGACGACGACCTTCTCGACCTCGAACCGTCGGCACTGCTCGATGACGTGCAAGCCCATCGCGAGGTTGGCATAGGTGAACCGTCCCGGCGTCGCCATGTTCGCCCCGATGCCGCCGACTTCGGCCGCGAGGTGCAGAACGACTTCGGGCCGGTGGTCATCGAACAGGTCGATCGTGTCCTCCTCGCTGGTCAGGTCGCACGCGACCCTGCGAGGCACGATCACGTGACGGCATCCGCGACCGTGCAACACGCGGCAGACCGCCTTGCCGAGAAACCCGGCACCGCCCGTGACGAGGATTCGCTTGGTTGATATGTCCATGCCCGCATGGTGCGGCACGTGTCAACTCAGCCGTCCTCGTTCCGGCTCGCGAAGTAGCCCCGCACCCACTCGACGAGCGTCTCGGGTGCCGAGTCCGTCCATCGAAGCAGACCGTTCTCGTCCACCTCGACGTGCGTCGCCGGGTCATATCCGCCGTTCACGACGGGATACCACCGGGAGTGATACTGCCGATCGGCGAGGCTTCCGTGGTGCAGGTGCATCGCGTCACCGGGCAGGCACGCGATCTCGCCTTTAACCTTCGCGTACGCCACCTCGCTCCACTCGCGGAAATGCCGTGCCATCGGCTCGTTCATTAGTCGCAGGCATCTTTTGACCTGATGCCCCGTCCATCCCTCGACCATCATCGAGTCGCCGCTGCCTACGATGTGCCGATCGTAGAGCGGCCAGATGTCGCGTCGTGCCGCCCACGCACCGCCAGGGCAGCAGTTCTGTTCGCTGAGATACCTTTCGCAGCGATGCCCGACGCACAGCTTCTTGCTCTCGATCTGCCCGTCAGGCCCGGCGCAGTGCCACTCGTTCCAGCACTGCACCACAGGCCACTCTTCGAGCGTGCGGCACAGTCGCTCGGGCCACTGGTGGTCGAGGAAGATCATGTCGGCGTCGATCCAAGCCACCTTGTCGAAGCGGTCGGGCAGGCGTTCGACCGCGAGGTTGATGAGGCGCTCTTTCTGCCACAGGACGTTTCGGTCGCCGCCTCGGACCCTGAGCCAGGCGTCGTCGCACGTGAACGCCTGCCCTTCGTAGGCGAGCTCGACGTTGAACGTTGGAACGCCCCACCACCGCATCTCGTGCAAGAACCGGAGGTAGTTCCTCCGCAGCGATCGCCACCCGGCAGGATTCCAGAAGACGCAGACGACCGCGAGCTCGCCGGGCAGCGGCACCCGCTCGCGCCGCTCGCGTTGCGGCTCTTCGCGACGCAGGATCGACGACAGGACGACCATTCACTCGCCCGCCGCGATGACGCCCTGCTCGATGCCCACCTTGCCCACATACGCCATCAACGCCCCCACCGCCGCCGCGAGGTCGGGATCGCTGTCGGCTCCCGCGAGTAGGTCGCGGACGTGGAGGCGGACCGGCTCGGCGGGTGCCTCCTCCACGCCGTCGTCGGTCGTCCTGAATCGGACGAGGGTGACGCGGGCCTCTGCTTCGCCGCCTGTCACGCTGGACAAGACGATTTCACGCACCCACAGCTTGTCGAACAGTTTTGCAGGCACGTCCAGCGGCTCGGCGCAGTACAGCGTGGGGATGTCAGCCATTGATTCGCTCCTCTAGTGCGGCGATGCGTTGCTCCAATTGCTGTATGTACCGCAGCATCGGCGTGATGAGTTTGCTGTAGGTGACGCCTCGCAGTTGCGGCTCGCCGTCCACTTCATCGTAGAAGCAGAGTTCTGGCTTGACCGCTTCCACGTCCTCGGCGATCAGACCGTAGTCGGTGACGCCGTCGGCCTCGGCGCTGTACGTGCCGTCGGCGTTCTTCTTGCGATAGCGGTACGAGACGGGCGAGAGCGCCGACAGCCATGACACGTCGTCCAGCGTGACGATGTCGGTCTTCGACTCGCGGATGGAGGAGACGTAGCCGAGTTTGCCAGTGGAGTCGATGAATAGATCGCGGTTGGTCGCTCCGACTATGTCGTCGTAAACGCCCGCCATTGTGACAACCGCATTAGCATCAACTGATATCGCAGACGTTGTCCCTGAACCAACAAAGAATTCCAGAGTGCTACAACCTACAGCAAACTTATTCCAGGTACCGCTAGACCGGTTGAACGAATTGATGGTGTTTACGTTCGCTGCGCTAGCAACAAAAAACTCAAGCCCTTCAGCCCCTCCGTTGCTAACGACAAGTCTTCTTTCCGGGCTTGTTGTGCCGATCCCAAAGTTTCCGCCTTCTAGGATTACGGCCCGCGACCCCGGCGACGTAGTTCCTGCTTCAAAAATAATTTGTCCAGAACTTCCAGTTGTAATGGTTGCTCTGTTAGAAGCGCTTGCGTAATACAGATGAAACTTTCCCGCCTCTGTTGATCCGCCAGTGCCACGCAGGCGAAATTCCCCGTTGCAATCTAAAGCATGCGCAAGCGAGCCGGTCCCCGTCCCAATCCCCACATTCCCCGACGCATCCACTCGCACACGCTCAACGTCGCCAGTCGAAAGCGCCAGCGTATTGGCTAGGGGGAAAAACATTCCCGTATCCGGGTCGCCCGTCGGTGCCACGCTGCACGTCGTCTTGCTGCCTGCGGTGACGAGGACTTGCCCCGCGAACGTGGCGGTGCCGGAAGCGTCGATCTTCAGCCGCTCAGTCGGCGTTGCCGTTGCACTGCCTGTCGCTGATGTGCGGAACGACAGGATGCCGCCGAAGTTGCCCGTGTCCACGCAGCGAATGTCGGCGGCCCAGCCCGTCGAAAACACGTTGTGCGTGAATCTGATACCGGCAAAACTCTGCCCCGACGACACAGTGCCATTCAGCAGCATCGTCGCTTTGTCGGCGTCTGACGTGGCGAACGAAAAGACCGTGAGCGGCAATGAAGTGGGTGTGACTCCAATGCCCACGTTCCCCGCCGCATCAATCACAAACGGCGACGTATCCCCGCTCGCATCGTTGACGACGAAACTATTGGCCGTGCCTGCGTTTGTGACGGTCAGCGGAACCACGTCGCCCGTGTTGGCGAACGTCGCTGCGCCGGTGAACGCAGGGCTTGCTGTCGGCTGCACGCTCATCACCGTGCGTGCCGTCGCGGCGTCCAACTCCTCCACGTCGCCTGCGCCCGCAGACGAGCGACCGAGAATGCGGCTGGTGGCGGAGACGTTTTGAATCTTGGCGTACGTGACGGCGTCGTTGGCGATGCGGGCGATGTCCAGCGTGCCGGAGGTGATGTCGGAGGCGGCGTGGGTGTGCGACGACGACGCCTTGCCATCGAGCGCCGTCTGAAGCCCGGTCACATCGGAAATCGAATGGGTGTGGCTGGAAGCCGCCTTCCCATCAAGCGCCGTCTGCAAGCCGGTCACGTCCGAGATCGAGTGCGTGTGGCTGCTCGACGCCTTGCCGTCGAGGGCGGTTTGCAGCCCCGTCACATCGGAGATCGAGTGCGTATGGCTGGCGAGCGCATAACTCTGAAACGTGAACGACGTGATTACGTCGCTCGCGTTCTTCCAGAAGACCTTCCCGTCGGCGTAGTTGATGGCGATCTCGCCGTGCTCAAGCGCCGACGGCGTTGCCGACGCTGTGCCGCTGCGGCGAATCTTGACTGTCGTTGGCATGCGTCAGAAAACCCCGCCGTCGATGGTCGTCGCCCAGGCGATCGTGTCGCTCGATGCCGTGTAGGCGAGGAGTCCATCGTTACTACCGCCGCCGTCAAGCGCGGTGATCGTGTTGGTGTCGTTCGCCACGAGCACCGTGCCCTTCGCCACGCTGGTCAGTCCGGTGCCGCCCTTGGTCACGGCGA